CTACAAAAGCCCCCGAAGGGGCTTTGTAGAGCACTCAGTAGTATTATAGCATGTACTCTTGGCGAGCCTTGACTGCTTCATCAAGAGTATCGAATATACCGATATGCTTTTGTTTACGATCGTGCCATATATAAGCACGCCACTTCTTCCTTGTCTTATGCCAAGCCACCCCCTTATAGCCAGACTTATTATCTCGCCTGACCTTTGAGTTGAGGTTGTTACCAGACACCGTTACAGATCGGAGGTTTTCCCTTCTATTATCTAACCCATTGCCGTTAATATGATCAGTCACTAGGTTATCTGGCGTATTATTGATAACCCGATGCATGTGTATCAACTTCTCGTGTTTCCACTTACCGTCTGGCATCTTCTTCATTATTTTTCTTGCTGCGTACCAGGTATGCTTACCCTGACGGGCGTACCACTTCCACTGGTTCAAGAACTCGTAGTCACTGTCATCCACAATAGCGACAAACCCCCTCGATAGCTCTATTCCTTTGCTCATTATAGTAACTCCTTTTTATGGACACATTATACAACAAAAAAGCTCCCGAAGGAGCTTGATTGTTTGGTGATTTATATCTATATGTTCGTGATTTTCTTTATGGCCTCTGTCAATGTGAGTTCACCATCAACTCTTTTCTCCACGCGAACGTGTACGAGGTTCTTCTCGAAAGCCGAGCTTCCACCAACAGTAGCTTCGTCACTGACACGAACGCTTACGCCTTGACGGTCTGCGATTGTGTAGTAGCTGAAGTCACCGAAGTAGAGTTCAGACTGTGCAAGATCGTTCTGCTCATACATTGGGCGACCAAGAAGCGATCCGTAAGGAGTTGCACCGAGATCTTGCACGAGGTAACGGTTCTGCGAGTCTTTAAGCTGGCGGAGTTGAGCCAGTACATTAGCCGTTGCAACCCAAACTGCACGACCACGATACCCCTGCTTGAGATCATGGTAGAGGCTGATTATGGTATCAGCGAAGTTCGAGCCTTTTGCACGTGAACCGACTGAGTAGGTAGATACACCCGTTGGGCGACCTGTGCCTGAGCCAGTCCAGAAAGCCTTATCCTCTTCTTCTGCCAGAGCTTGGACGATGTAACCTGCAATCAGGTTAATGACCGATCCGTTAGTCCCAAGCGTAGCATCGTCGGCAAGTTCCTGTGACAGCGTTACGATAGACGCAAGGCTGTAAGGAGTAAGGACGAGTTCTGAGAACTGAGCGGTAGATGTAAGCTTAACCGCAGCCTCTGAACGCCATCCAGCCTTTGGACGGGTGTCCAGACGTGGCAGGTGAATAGTATCACTTGAGGTGTTCATAGTAGTAGCAAGCTGGCGCATAACAGTAGCATCACGGAGATCCTCGATGATCATGTTAGCGAAATCTTCTGGCACGAGGTAGCCACCAGCAGCAGCAGTACCCTCGGTCAGAACCTGGAGCTTCTGTACGTCATTGGTAAGCAATGCGTGTACGAAGTGGATGGTTTTACCAGTAACCTCGGTTACTTTCTTGCCCTGAGTAACGCGCTCTGGGATAGAGTGCTTGATTTCGGCGAGCTTGTCTACTGAAACTTCACCGAGGCTCTTGTCCATAATCAGGCGTGAGCTTTTCACTTCAACCTTAGGAGTAGCCTTCTCTTCTTTTACTTCGCCTTCGAGCTTCTCAGCAAACTTAGCAAATGCCTTCTCAGCGATTGCACTGGCTGCTGACTCGATAGACTTGTCTTCTGCTTCTTGAGCAGCTTTCTTTTCGGTAACTACTTCTTCCGCTTCAACTTCGAGTTCTTTCAACTCTACGATTTCAGCTTCAGTCGCTTCACCTTTTGCGACTTTGTCGCGTAAGTCTTTAATTCGACCCATTCTGTTTAATTTCCTGTTTAGTATCAATAAGTAGCTTCTCAGTTACCTTATCAATAGCTTTGACGAGTATCCGCTGCTTATCGGTCATCGACTCCCGTAGGAGTGTACTGGACAACTTGTCGACCGTCTTCAGTTGATGCATCCGAGTTTCAGGGTTAGCTGCGTCGTTTCTTTTAGAGGATTGACCCCGTAGAGCCTTCACCTCGACCTCGAGAGCCTCGAGTTTTGCTGTTAGTGCAGCAATCTTATCTGTATCTTCTGGCTGGTCATCGTCGGTGTCAACAACTCCCACCACGCTTTTAATTACATCTTTCTCGAAGCCAGCTTGTTCGAGGGACTTATATGCCATAACGCGGGCTTCTGGGTTGGCAGGTACATTCACCGCGCTGATTTCGAGGAGTTCAGACTTTGTGTAGGTATTGCCATCAGTATCAACAGGGCGGAAGCCAACTGAGAAGGAGTTTAGGATCGGAGCATGCTCATTGCCATCAGCATCAGTGTAGCCTTCATACATGGCCTTAATTGCAGCAGCTTCGGGGGTTAGATCGTGCAGAACAGGCTCAAAAACTAACTGAGGAGCGCCTGACGTTTTAGTAACACGAATGTTCTTCGCTGTGCCGATAGCTGGCATGGAATGATCATGTGCCCAGAGCATGACGGGGTTTTTCTTATAGTTATTCAACACCCACCCTGAGTTGTCTACAACCTCACCATGACGATCTTCAACATTTGTGGAGGCCACCGCTACGAGTCGCCCATTCTTCTTCTCGGCCTGAGCCTTCACAATTAAATTACTCATAATCCCTCGATTTAGTTAGTTTCTGTCTCTAGCAAAATATATATGCACCAGTGCGTCAATAACTACAACTGATCTACCTTTGCCTGTGTGACCTCTGCATTATCATCTGCATCTCGTAGTCGCTCAGATGCCACTTTGCCGCTGACAGAGTAGCTCCAAACCTCCGATGCGGTTGCTGCATCATCTAGTGCTTCGCCAGTCGTACCAGCAGTTGAGTGACCGCTTAACGGCTCGTCCCAAACTGCATCAGCTATGTCTGCTACATCGCTTGGCGTAACACCTGAACCAGTGGATACGGTCAATACTTCTACTGGGGCTGCATATGGTATACGAACTGTATAAGCTCCCAAAGTATCAACAAATGGGTCGCCTCCTCCATCGACGTAGAGGATACCGTTTTCTACTGTCAGAGTATGGTCTGCTTCGTCTGGGCGTATTCTCCAGCCGTTTACAAGACCTGTAAGGTATGGGATTTGTTTTGGAGTCGAGTAGACCTTGCCGCCTTCTACTGTGTAGGCTAGGTCATACTTACCATTATCACTTGTTCTAAGCAGGTTCTTCCATGTAGTGTAAGCCCCACGGATGTCATAAACCGTCTCTCCAGTCTCCATAACAATTAGCTCATTATTGAATTGCACATCGTAGCGTGTTTCGTCGGCGGTAGAGTCCCATACAAGGTCGGGGACAAATCCAAGCACCAGCGATGTATCTTCTGCGGTAAGCGTAATATCCTCTTTGATAACTTGGTAATCATCAGACACAACAAGGTAGTAACAATCAATATCTACGCCTTCGTGAATGTACTCGTACACAAATGGGTCTCCAGCGATAACTTCTTCCTGTAGTATACTGTCGTCCGCAGATAAGAATAGTTTTACGGTGTCCCCAGTGTTAGCTTCGATTGTAAGCGAGTATGTATCGACATCTTGAGGGTAGAGCCTATTACGGCTAGTGGTTGTAGAGGTAGCTGGGATAACAATGCTTGTGTGGGCGTCACTATTAGCAATAATAGTGGTCATCTTAATTTTTAGTCTATATCCAGTTGATGGTAGCGTTGCCTCGTTTGGCAGTGCATTGAAGTAAAGGTCGCCAGATACTGTACCGCTGTGGTTGATTGTCAGTGTTACTTGGCTTGCTGAGTCTACAGTATCAATCTTAGAGCCGTGAGCAATGCCTGTACCAAAGACATAATCGCCTGGGCTCAAGTCGGTAGTAGACGCTAGGCCAGTGATAACTTTAGTTCCTGACGTACCGCTACCACCAGTGACTTTGCGACTTAGGTTCTTCCATGTACCACTGAAGCCTAAGCCTCGGTTAATCTGATATTGCACAAGATAGTTTTGCTTAAAGGCATTAGTGCTAGCACCAGAGAAGGCTATAGGAATAATCGGGAATGAGTCCTCGCCCCAGAACTCATACTGCTGTTCCCAAGTAACACTGTCGTTGACCGTTGGCATGACAAGCGTACCAGCTCCAGTAAAGGCTGCATATCCAGTGGTTGTGACGAATGCTGCGGTGGCCACACTTGCTTCGTTCATAGATATGAGAATACGTGCATCTTCAGCAAGCACATCTACTGTTCCAGATGCAGCACCAGCGTTGATACCAGATAGAGTATAGGTATCTTTATCGACAACTGTTAAATAACCTGCTGCCCTACCGTTAGGGAAGGCAGCCTCGGAAGTAGAGTTTGCAAAGCTAACATACTCTGTAGTCCTAAAGCCGTGATTTGGGTGGTTAACTGTTAGAACAGCTAGTGCACGAGTCCAGCTTATACCTGTCCCACCACTACCGATAGGACGAACAAAACCATCTGTTAAGTGTGTACCATACACTGAGGAGTAGCTTGGCGGTAGACCATGGCTGTTGTCATAGCATGAACGCACAATCATATTGTTGGAGGTTCTTCGCGGTGCAAGGTTCTGGCCAGTTTGTTCAAACGATACGTTTTCAAGGGTAATATCGGTAGAGGTGTTGATAGTGTTATAACCAACACTTGAGTTTTTACGGATATGGACGTTCTGCAGCTTAATATTTGATACGTTGGCATTTACGATAATAGGGGTAATTATGTGGCAAACGATGTAAGAAGCCTTGAACGATGTAAGGCCAGCGTTTAGACCTGTAATAGTGAAGGTATCAGCCGTTGGAACTGTTGCTATTGTTTTAAGACCGAGGGTCATGGCTGCGGTAGACTCTGACTGCCACACAAGCACTTGCTCACCGACTCTATATCCGTGTCCAACTTTAGTGAATGTTATTGTCGTGCCAGACCTGCTTACCGTCGTTCCAGTGTCTCCAGTCTCACCACAGTCAATAGGGTTATCGTGACTGCCGAGGTTTCTAAGCGTAACATCGCTACAGTTTAAAGCAACAGATAATAGGTAGTTTCGTGGGTTTCCGCCAGTAACACCGCCAAAGTCGGTGCCATCAACAAGCCAGTTCTGCGACTTGTTTGTTAGTAGAACATAGCTGTTAGCGTTTGTTATCTCAGTTCTACCAGAGGTAGAGCCAATGCTTGTAGTATTCTTTATAGTCACATTACCAGATTGAGAAGCGGTATATGCCCCAACCTGCAATAGTGAGTTGTTAATACTCACATCATCAGATAGGTTAAAAGTGAAGGCGTAGTTAGATGCTGGACATACCCTGTTGCCTTCAAACACCACGTCACCCACAGCACTTGATAGGGATATGGCCGTTTTGTTCCCAGTTGGAGCAGCAGCCGATATTGTGCAGTCTGTGACTGTAGCTCCCTCGGTATGGCTCGAAATAATTAGTGGCGTCTGAGCTTGAACTGCTGGTGACGATATTCCAACACGAGTAAGTGTAATTGGTAGAGCTGCAGTTACAACGTTTACCTGGTCTACTACTCCACTATCCGTTATTTCAACACGCCGAGGGGTCTGCATAGTTGTGAGTCCCCAAGCACATGAGACTTTATCAAAGATAACACGACCAGCCTGTGTTGGAATTGGTCGATAGCGAGAAGATGGTGTAGCGTTCAGGGCGTTTTGTGTTTTTGTCGCTGAGGTAGCATTAGTCAAGAACACGTTACCCATGCGAATACGACGACCAGATGGTGGGCAGTAGCCACCTGTTGAGTTAGTACCATCATTACCAAAGGTGACCACTCCTGCTGTGCTTATCCAGCACCATTTGTTAACGCCGCTGGTGTCTATCGTATCAGCCAAGGCAGATGTTGAGGTAGCAGGGTAAAACTCCCAGTTTCCATCACCTGTTCCACCAGAAACATACGTGCCAGGGTCATCAACTTCAAGGTATGTATAGTGATCGTCATCAACCTTGCGTATAAACTTAGTAGCATTAAAGCTAGACGGTGTGACCCCTGATATTGTCACTTTATCGCCTGTCACAAAGCCATGAGCGGTAGATTCAACAGTCATGCGCCGTTCTGCCGCATCCCAAGTCATATCAGTAATAGCAGAGCTTGTAGGGTTCTCTACATAAACACCAGGGTGGTATTGGTTAACACCATTACTTGGTATCTGGTACCCTGTAGCTCGGTTGCCATCGGTAATGCCAACGTAATACCACTCGCCACGACCTAAGTAGTTATCGTTAAGTGTTTGGTTAAGTCGGTTAATTGTTATCTGGCTAGCATCTTGCCCAACAATTTCTACCCAGCCAGCCCTGTCAGTAAGCCCAAAAATAGGGTCTGCTGCAACATTGGCGGTTATGCCAGTAAGTGCCCCAGTAGAGAATGCTACGCTGTTCCAGTTAGATAACAAGATGTAGCCACTTGCTGGCATTGCCCCACCAGCGGCAGAAGGAGCTGCGTTGAGTGCAGTATAAACTCCCACGAGGTCACCAGAAGCACCACCCATGCTTATAGCCGTACCGTCAGCAGGGATAGTACCAGAACCGCCTGTAAAGTACAGTAGTCGTGAATAACGACCCTCGGCACACACAGAGCCACCTAACGTAGCACTAAGCGTAATGTTGGCCATCGTTGCTGATGTGTTGCCATTGACACCGTGACGTGAGTGCTGGTCAAGCAGGAGTAACGCAGCCGAGTTACTAACTGAGTAGGTGTCTGCACCTGTTTTACCAGCAAGGCTACCAATACGAGTTACGCCAGCGGCACTAATTGCAAAAGCGGTCATTGCGCAATCCCCCCTTCATAAGTGTAATCAGCTACATCTACGAGCTCAATGGTGACTGTACCGTTATCGGTATCAACTAGGAATGCAAACTCAGCATCGTCAGGAGCCCCACTAATAGCTTCTCTCACCCAAGTTACGTTCCACAAGCTCACCACTGGTGGTGGGTCTGGTTGACCAACATAGTTTTCAGGGTGAAGGGTCTTATCAATAGCCAACTCCATCGCTTTGCGTATGTCTTCTACCTCACGATCAATATGTGCTTGGATGTCCTTAGCTTTCAGTACCAGCACACGTGGGTCTACCGCTCGGCCAATAACTAATTTCCCATCATCACGCTTGTAAAACTCAGCGCCCCATACAATAGCCTTACGCTGGGCGGTACTTACAGGCCACACTCTCCCATGACTTTCAGGTATTGGATCATCTGTACGACTGTCTCGTATTTGTACGCCAAAGGGCATTTCATAAGCAAAGTGAACGTATGCCATTATGAGTAAGTCTCCGATGTTGCTCGATTGTCCCACGTAGCCGTAAAATCTCCTGAAGCAGCATAAGTTATTTCTTTTGTAGAAGTGTTGACCCTCTGTATCTGCCAAAGGGGATCGGACTCGGCAGGTTGCTCTGTTTGGGAGTCATACATGCGGAATCCCCACTCGAACTGTTGGACTTTATATCGTGTTGCCATTAGCTATAACTCTCCGATGCACGGTTAGCCCAGTGGGTAGCATAGTCGCTTGATCCTGTAGCATACTCGCGTAATCCACTAGCTACAGTGCGACGGTAGATGTACCACGCGCCCCCAGACTCTTCGTAGCCGACGTATGAGTATGTGCCAGTGTAGTCTGGGCCATCTTGGTATTGATAGATCGGACTCGCTGGAGCAACGCCACCACCGCCAGATACCGTAGTGCTAGTACCACCACCGACAACCGTTTCTGGTCGCTTGCCCTCAGCCCTAGCTCGCCCGAGGATAGGATCGAATACAACAGTAAAGTTATCTAGCTGTGTCATGGTATGACTACCTCACTCCTTTGATAATACTTTAATTTTAGCCTATTCAGCCACGCGGCACTAAAGTCTTTCTTCCCAGTAGTAAACGTGCTGATCTGCCCTTGTGCGCCATTGGCGATGCGCTGGATGAACCACGCCCCTGATTGCTGCTCATAGCCGATATACGTGCCGTCTATCTCGGTATTAGATGCTGCATAGTCATATCGGGCGTAAATGTCGTCAGAAGCCTTAGAAACCTGCACGATCGGGGCTTTAGCCTCTAGTGGCACAACCTTCTCTACTTCTATAACCCGAGGCTCTAGCTTGGCTACAATACCAGCCATCAACTCGCGTATTTCTTGTGCGACATTGGGTTGTGCCTCAATAACGGCCTTGATACTAGCCACTTGCTCTGCGATTGGCTGTGTGTCCACCACAACATCGCTTTGGTCAGGTATAACTGCTAGCAGATCCCTATATGTCTTATCAAGACTGTCAATGAGAGCCTCACTTAGACGACTGGCAATAATCTCGATGTTTGCCCTGTCTTGCTCTAGCTGCCTTTGCTTGGCTACTTGTCTGGCTTTGACTAGCCGTTTCGTGCGCTGTACATCACTCACTGTCCACCTCGAGGATGCGATCTAGCTCGCTCAGTTGTTTTTTCAACTCCTCATTCTCTTGTTTGAGTTTTTTGATATTCGAATTCACCTGCTTGGTAGACACAAGTACTGGCAATACATCACACCTACAGCTAGGGTGTAGCGGTGGCGATCCTACAGCCCCATAGTCGAAGTCGAGTGCCTTACCGTCTATCTCTAGGACATCACCTTTATTGAAGTAGTTACCCTCAACAGACACGATCTTGCCATCCATTGACTCGCAGAACTCACAGGAGCGGTCATCTTTGGTGGTATACCACTGCTTTGCGGTGACTACCTCGGACTGCTTATATACGTCAACTGATGCAGCGTTCGCAGCGCGTAGTACCTCAGTGCGGACAATCGTATTCACCTGG